AACGTCCACATTGAGCTTACGAGACTGAGATAGGAACGTGATAAGCTGCCGCTTCGTTGCTGCAGTGATCGAATGATCCCGAGCGTTGAACCATAGGTGAGCTTCATCGATCACACACAGCGTATTCAGTCCACCACTCCCACTCTTCAAATACTTATGGAAGTCCCAGCTTTCAGACTCGTCCAGTATTCGAACAGCGGTCTCATCGAACTCGAGGCCCTTCGCATCTCGGAGATAAGTCCGGATACCTTCCATCTTCAGCTCGATATTCGTGAACACAGCACCGCCTTTTGCCAGGTGTGCCAAGATACGACTGACGGCAAGATACGTCTTACCACCACCGATCTTTCCTTCGAAAATCGCAATCATGAAGCCTTAAACGGAATCAAGCGATATATAGCCAAAACCATCCGGCAGACCAGCATCGATAGCCAGACGGTCATCATGACGGCAGCGGCCGCCAATGATTCGGAAATAGGAAGAACGCAGTTGGCCAAACCAAGCGCGGCAGAGACACCGCCGGAGGCTGAGTTAGCCGAACTGATTGCAGAACTAACTTTCTGAACCATCGTGCCGGTTACCTGGGCAAACGAAAGCGAAAGACTAAACAAAATGCCAACTACGGACTCCCAGACAGTCAACACGAGCAACGCAACCGTGACCAGAAACCACCGGACCCGAGATAAGCCCTCAAAGGCCGCGGAGAAAAATTGGCGAGCTACCTGGTCAAGCCACGTGAAAATACCTTGGAGCCATCCACTCATAAGCCAGGGCCAAGAACGCTAACAACTCCCCTCGAGCAATCGCAAAAACGCGACAAAAGCCAGAAGCCACCAACGACAGCGGCCGCAAGCCATGCGATCCAAATTTCAAACTTTAAGTCCATGTTAAGTTGCGCGTGATGGATGCGCGCCCCCCTGTGGCTTCTTACGAAGCCCGGCTGCCGAAGCCCTTGATCCACTTGAGCGGAACACGGGCCACAACGATCGCCACAGCCAGGGCTGCAGCGGCGGTTGCGTAACCGGCGAGTTCTGATGTGAGTTCGGTGAAAACGTCCATTTCTTAATTCACCACCTTTCTTTGCTGAATGCGTTGTCGTTCCTTTCATGGGCGGCCCAATAGAAACCTACCGGACCGACCAAAGCCAAAACCTTGCAAATGTTGAAATTCATTGAATTAAGACTTAGTCAAATCCCACAACATAGAACCAATGGCAATAATAACGCCCAACCAAGCAAGATAGACAAGAGCCTGCCGAACACCTGGTGGAGATGATAAAGTTATAGTATGGCCTCCAAGGTTAACGCTGCAGCCACCACCGGCATCTGGAACGCTGACGCCGGCAAATATTGTCGCAGCAGAAGCTATATTGGAAAAGCCACTGTTGACGTTGGAGATTGTGCCAGTGATTTTCCCCAGGATGCTCGTGCCTCGAGCAATTAAATCGGACTCACCATAATCCGAATTAGTGAATCCAATGCCGGTAAAAGTCACTTCAACTGGTTCTTCGTTGGTTGACGAAGCGGAGTTAGTCACAGTCACAAAGTTAGTGCTAGTAACATTATTAGCAAAAGGACTTGTCGGAGCATTTGTAGGCGCTGTAGGCGCAAGTATCGGTGGAGGTAAAGAGTTAGCGACTGGTGGCTGCACGTAAAAGCTTTGACTCCCACCACCGGAAGGAACATTAGTTGTAAACGTATACGTATTGGTTCCCACGGCAACATAAGCTCCAACGCCATCTCCAACATTGGTGTAGACCATCTGAGGAATCTGCGCCTGGAATGAGTACACAGAGCCAGCAGGAAGTGCTAAATTAGTGATGATCGAACCAACACCGCCTGGTGGAATTGAGCCAGACCACAGCACTTGCCCAGGACTCAAGCCCGAACCGATTGCCCCGCCCTGGTAAATCACCTGCCCTTGGACGGCACTCGAACCGAACGCTGTCGCGCCAGGATTCGCGGAAATAGTCATAGGGTTAGCATTGATCGAAGGCACAAAGCTCGAAGAGCTGCCGTTGGTGATAAACCCGCTTCCCACCATTGTATCGCCCACGAAATAATTGACCGCAGTAACACCCATGGGCACATAACCGGCAGCCGGCCGCGAGATACTTCCATCCGAATTAACAACAGTCGTGGCCATAATTGAGCCGTTCGTTGCATTACGCACCGAGATTTGCTGACCGGCGAATGGATGATTATTCGTCGCTCCTGGCACAGATTCCGGTTTGAAACTGTAAGGCGTTGGGTCGACCACAGTGCTCGAGCCATCCGACCGGCTCCCAGTAGCCACCAGCACACCATCCACATACGTGCCAACATTATTAACGCCCGAAGGCACGGTGAACGAAAGAACTGCGCCCGATGCACCTATAACAGCCGAACCTAGAATCGCGCCAGTATCTAGATCGCGAATCTCCAACGTCTTGCCAATGTAATCCAATGGAGGATCGGAGACAGTTGCACTCACACTCCAAGGCATAGGAGTAGGAGATGGAGTAGGTGTTGGTGTTGGAGTAGGCGCAGGATTGTAATTTGTTGAGCCTGCCTGGTTCGTACTCCAAGAACTCGTTTGAATAGCAGAATTTGTCCAGGTGAAAGACACCGAATGCGCACCAACATTCGTTGCAACGAGCACCGTATATTGCCCTGCCGGAAAATTAGCAGACGGAGCCCACACCGTAGCATTGCTATTTGGAGTCGAGAATACCAACCACCGAAATGAACCGCTCCAGTTCGTCGGACCATACACGTAAAACCCAAAAAACGGAGACGTTGCCGGCCACGGCGGGGCCGCACTAATACGAACTACATTTCCATCCTGGAACATGGAGTAACTGCGTGTGTCCGCGAATGAAGCAGAAGCGACAGCGAGACTACAGATGGCGATTAACGTACAGCGCAACATGGAATGAAAAAAGGATTCCCACTAGGAACCAGAATTGATCGGCACTCACGTTGCAGCGCTCCCTAGTTCACGAATCCACCGAATAGGCACACCCATACCCAGAGCAATAGTCCACATGGTTATGCCAAATAAGAAACCCAAAGGAATTTTATGCATCGCTGATGACCAATCCGGAAATGCACTGGCAAACTGATCCGAAACCATGCCAGGGAAAGCAGAAGCACTCGTAGCGGGAGGAGCACCATTGACGTTTTGCCAACCGGTAATCGATGAAGGCAAAGGCTTATTTCCCCAGCCGGTAAGACTTCGAGAATACCGGAAACCCCCTCCGCTGAAGTTAGGATCAACGCTGATAACCCCAACCATGGTTCCCGTCGAAAATGTATAGGTAAACCGTAACCTCACCGAGGTGTTATTTGGCTCATCATCCCAGAGCGTGAATTCTGAGGTGGTCCCGCTTGCACCGCTTCCGGTGAGTACCCAGTAACCATTGACGTTATGTCCTTCGAACTGAGGGAATCCGGACAATGAAACACTGACCGGCCAATGGTTATAATTCGTTTGCGCGAATAAAGGCGCGGCCCCCAGAGCCGTTATGCCCCACACAAGAATTGTCTGGAGGCCGCGCCGAATCATTACTTCGTGACTGCGTGAACGTCCGATGCGTTGAGCCACATCGCGTCCCGAGGCGTGAGGTTCACAACGACTTTCGAACCGTGCGGGAACTTCGAAGCGAAAGCTTGAGCTTCGCTTTCCGAACTAACATCGGAAACAACGAACTTCGAGGGCACGTTGTCTCCGCTATGGGCATATAGGTCGACGGAGAATTTCGTCGTTCCTTTTTCGTCACCGCTGCGCAGCACGCGATGGTTCACCACGGCCGACAGCACTTGCAGTTGTATTTGCATGGGTCTTTTTTCTCCTTTCCTGCTGGTTTAGTAGGCAAGACCAGGATTGAGTCTACGCCATTCAGCCAGGGCCGCAGGAGGGGCCAGGCCAAAAAGTGTGGGGGAATCCACCACGTTTCGAGGTAGGATGATCCCCAGGGTTTCACAAATGCCGCACAGCGAAGACCTAAGCCGCGCGTAGGGACTTTCGATGGTCAGATCAACGTACCGTTTCCACCAACGCACTGCGCAGCGCAGATGGCCGGCCGCAGTGAGCAACCGAACCCCTCGAGTTGACTTGTCTCGCTTACGCAAATCGCGCGTGACGTAGCGCACAACATACTGAATCGCATTCTGCCTCTTTTCCTTCGAAACCATCCGCAGATCGATCCTACCCAAACCGGCAAGTTCTGCCTGGCGCCATGCCACAGACGCAGGGATATACCGATCCATAAGAGCGTGAACGTGCCAACCGTGACCGCCAGGATGCTTCTGAAGGACTCGAACAACGCGCAAGCCGGGATAGAGACGGCGAAGATAAAACGAGAACAACCGCCACCGTTCCGAAATCGTACGTGGGTCCGGATCGGACTCCCGAAGCGTAGCCGTGACGAAATTCATGCGATTCCAGCCCTTGACCGACCAGGATAAACGCTCCCCTTGCTCTGATGCGGTCAGCTTCATGTGATTTTGTTCCCATTAGGGGACAAGGCTACGCGCGGGCACGCGGGGCCGCCGCTACCGCGGCGGCCGCCGCGCCCCGCGGCCGCAAATACTACGTCTTCCTGGTGGAACAATTTGGAGTCCAAAGGGACGGCAACCAGGTAAAGAGAAATGTCAAACCTTGTCGGCAAGGCCCAGATTGCACACTTTGCCTCATATTCGCTCGAGTAGGCAGCCACAGGCTCGCCCTCCTGGCAAAGCAACCAGATCATGCCCCTGCGAGCCTCCGAGCACGTTGCAGCTCATACAGACACCGACCGAGCTGAATTCGAATCTCCTGTCCGAACACGGAGCCTCGGCGCATACGTTCGAGGTCGTGAATCGCCAGATCCAAGTCGCCTTTCAACACCGCAAAGGCCACTTGGCTCCGGCTCATATGCGGTTGAACGTAGGGTTTAGCAGGAGCTGCGCCAACGGAACGACCTGTTGTCACAGCCCCTGCGTCACCCGCAGCAGGAAATGCAGAAGACATCCCAAACCGGCCCGAGGAGGTAGGGGGCCGGTTCGGAATGTCTTTCAAATGAACGCTCATGCCGCCCTCCGGAGCTCGAGATCGCGTTTCAGCTCATCGCACGCCCATTCGAGCGCATACTTTTCGCACATGATATCGGCCCAATCCCTAGACGCATCCGAACCGCTTGCGTGAACGTGCCAGGGTGCATCGTTTCCATCTCGGACCCATACCTGGCCATCACGCCACTCGAGACGCACAATGCAGCGAGTTACACTCGGAGTCCGGTAATACAAGCCAACGAGACGAGGTTCGCCCTTAACAAGCAGTTTGCAATAAACCGGCAAAACACATCCGCGCCACAGCGACCACTGGCGCTTCGCCGGTGCTCGAGACGTTGATAGGAGGTCGTTTCCCATTGGCGAATCAATCCGATTCGCCCCCATCCTTTCACTATACATTACATATAGCAAACTCTATTTTTGCGCCGTTTCTGGACTGCCCCCAAGAAAGGCCGGCACAATCGACGTTGCTACGCTGTTAGTTGCTGATGGCAAAGCAGATACCGCTACCTGTTCGGCAGCTTTCCGAGCATACTTTTCCGCACTTCTTTCAAAACGGCATATGGTCTCCAATCCCTTCTTAACAACCTTGGCGAAATAATCGGATCCCGACCGCCACCAACCAACCATGCGGGAACCGTCCGGCATCAAATCACCAACTTTTACGATGCCCCATTGCTCGATAAACAGAGCATCATCGACAACAGCGTTGACTGCGAGCAGCTCGAAGTCCGCTTTATCCTGGTGAAAGGTTTCGCCCGGCTCTTCATCCGGCAGAGGTTCTGGAGGTGCAGGAATTATTCGGTCATCGTGCTCGGGGAGGCCGGCAGAATCTAGCGGACTAACAGGAGGTGGTTCGTAGCCTTCGCGATAACGCTCCGTTATCTTCCAGAACCCAACGCCAATTCCAATAACTGCAGCCAGTAAAAACCACTTAGCCATAAGCAACACGAAGACAGATGACACAAACAACCAGGCTCCAGACCAATAGTGGCTGACTAGGTTGCCAGTTCAGTAGGTCGTTCCATCGTGTTTGCTTCTTAAAAGACAGCAGCTCGCGGCGAATTTCCACTTCGCCGGCAAATTCAACAGGACGCAATAGGGCGTTGGTATTGTACGAATCCCAAACAAGAGGATTACGACGTATAAACTTACGTTCCATGACCATCATCGACCCAGTGTCCAAACGAATAGCTAATGTGTGAGGCCAAGGATATTGGATATCCAGAACAGGCATTTTATACCGCTGTAAGTCTTTCATGCGCCACACTTCCTGCGCCAACCGCCGAAATTGAGCGTCCAGATTTTCGGCAGATTGGACAATGAAGAT